GTCTAAAGTCAGTGCCTCAACCTCATATCAGACAATCCCATTGACCCCTTTGCCGAGAGTAGTGACAGGGGGCGTTACTACGCTCGGCAAAGGGGTCAATGGGATTGTCTGATATGAGGTTGAGGCACTGACTTTAGACATGCCTTGAGGCGGCTTAGAAGCCTCCCAGAGAAGCACAAAGGCGGCTAGTCCGAAAGTTACCCATGCGAAGATTTTGATCGTTTTTTCGTTCATTGTGTAAAGCTCAATTCTGTTGGCACGCCCCAACTGTCGCCAGCCAAGGTTCGGAAGGCGATCTGGGCGCGGATGATTTTGTGTGTGTCTTCGTGTCTGAATATCTGGACAAGTATTTCTTGTCCGTTTTCAAGGTTGCACCGACCTACCTCGTAGATAAAGACTTTTGGTTCGGTCATGATTTCACTCCTATCGTCGGTACTTCGACCATAGGCGATCAGTGTGCGCTATTGGGGGATTTCGCCGAACACTCTCTGAAAGGCTTGTTTTACAAGGGCTGGAGAGTCTGCCATAGCAGGCGAGATCTCAACATGAATCCAGTCGCCACCCGGGGCTCCGTGAATTGTTGGCTTAGAGTATTTGCTCCACGCTTGTCGAGTGCACTGCCAGCCGCGTCCAAAGCTTTGTGGGAAGTAATCAAGGACGCATTCAAGACCTAGCGCGTTGGCGTTGGCGGTAACGATGTCAATGAACGCGATTGTGCCTTTGCGGTTTGCTTTAGGTTGCTTGTCTGACTTGCGATATGAAAGATCTACCGCGCGACCTGTTGCATGCACTGAAAGATTCTCTGATCCGCGCATGTCGCGAACGCCCCAAGAGCCGTTATTCCAGAAGGCTCCTGCACCGTACTTAATCGCTTGCCTGATCCATTCGTCCATGCCTGCGCGTGGGCCAGCTGCGGCACCGTCGGAGTTCCCTGTGTATGGCTTGCTGTTTGCGATCTTCGGGTTTGCTGGGATCACGCTCATAATGTTGGTGGGTCTTTAGGTCGGTCTTTAAGTCCGTTGCCTGCAAGTAGCCCGATTAGACCGCCTGCGAGGGTCATCAGCATCGGCGACAAGACGCCCCATGCTTCTGCGTCGTTCGGGCTTTGCTCGGTAGGTTGCACGACAAAGAGCAAGCCGAAGATCAGTGATGCGATTGCCATGACGAATGATGCTGTAAGTCCGATTCCTACGATAAGGATTAGTCGAGCTTTGATCTGTTCGTTGCTTAATCGTTTGTCTGTGGTCATGCGCAACGCCTTTCTAGTAGTCCGTTGGCTTTGGTGGTGTTGCAGTTTTCGCGGTAGCGGTCAGCACAAGCGGTCAGGACAAGTGCGAGCATGACGCTAACTAGCAGTAAACGCGGTTTCATTGGCTGTAATTTTTAGGGTCATGTTAAACCAATGTCGGTGACAAGGAATTGCGCTGGATTGGTTGCTGCCGCTGACGCCGTAACTGTTCCTGATCCTGCTTGTCGTTGTGCAGATAGTTTTAAAGTCGTTGAACCAGCGGTAAAAGTTCCTACATAACAAACATAAGTAGAGTAAGCCACATTTGCTATCTGAAGGTTATAAGCAGAAACTTGCAAAGTGGTAGCACCGTTGCGTATATAAGTGCCTGCGACATTCGTTCCTTCAGTTGTTGCCAAATATACCCAGCCTTCAACTTTGTAAATGCGATTGGCTACCGCTGTAAAAGTCACGCTCAAAGAAGTAATGTCAGTTAAAGTCGTAACAGTTTGGCTTAAGCTTGTATTTGTTGCATAGCCAGCACTACCAAAAGGTAAATTATTCATTTGCGCTGCGGTCAAAACATTGCCAGCAACGAAAGTTGTGTTTAATGCCATAGATCTATCCTAGGACATTGTCTTCGTCAAGTGTGCCATATACAGCATCGTTCAAGATCAGCTCATAAACGATCGTGGTTGGCGCCGTAAAATAGGTGACAGCGTGCCCAGCCGACAAAGTAAGCCGATGCTCAAGACCTTCAATCGTCAAGTTTTGGGCAAATTGGGTTGGGCCTTCCGAAGTGGTAATTGACTTCTCAATGTTGATTACATCGCCGATGTCCAATGTGGCGAGCAGGTCTTGATCGAGTGCTGCTGTGCCGGGGAACTCGGTGCCAAGCGAGTTGAAGCGTGCTTCGGGGTTGGCGTTAAGAAGGTACTCGGCGAGCGTGAGAGCTTCTGCGTCGTTATGCACAAGCGAGTCCGTAATGGATTTTGTTTGAATTAAATACGCGGCTTGAGAAGCGAGGTCTTCTGCGACTTCTGGCGACGATGCTCCAGCGTGCTGAACGGATGCACGATTGACCACCGTGTCCGCTTGGAAAGCAATATCGATTGCGCTGTAGCTAATCTTGGTTGGTGGGTTGGTGTCGTGAAACTCTGCAATAGGGACGCCTAGGACTTGCCCGATGCGCTTTTGGAAGGTAATAGTGCCTTCACGATCTACAAAGATTCTGCCTTGCTCGGCTTCCATGATCTTGTTGGCGTACCCTGCGACCGAGGTTCCGTTAGCGACCGTGTAAGCAGCTGCACCGCCAAGGGTCGCCACACCCGTCTCAATGCTCCGTGTGCCTGTGTAATCCACTTCTGGCAGATCTAGCAGGTCATCAAAACGCGCGCTCGAGAGTTGCTCTGTGACATTCCATTCGTCAAGAAAGGTCTGCCCCAGTTGATAGGAGAAGTCAGCGCAATTCACGCTAACCGTGTCAAGACCGCCAAGAGTGAAGGTGTAGTCAAAATTGATGATGTAGCCGACCCATAAATATTCCTTTACGCCGAGCGAGTCGTATCGAGAGAAGCGGACTTTGCGAAGTGGTGCAAGCCCGGGTAGAGAATTATTCGGATCGTAGTAAGGGGATGTTGTGTCAAAAGGGTTAAACACTCCGTCGGCGTAAGTGTCGTTCAAGGTGAAGTTCATCGTGCCATAAGGGAACTGGTCGCCAGTGTTTGCGCGTCCGCGTTTCGCTGTTAAGGCGATCGTTCCGTCCATGACCGTCGCATATTGATCCGTGCCGTCTAAGACATAATCCGTCGAGTCAAGCGTGCCTTTAGGATCATCGTCCAGTGTGAAGGCGTTCCAGTTGTACCCTGTGTCAATCTCAAGATCGTAGTTACCTGATCCGACTACTGCTACGCCTGCCATTACGCGACCGCTATGTTCGCTGGGCCGTTCTGCCTGTTAAATGCTCTTATCGCGTTCACGACAGCTGTGCCAATCTCTGCGCTTGAGCCGAGACCGCCGTTAATGTTGATCGTGTAGTTGCCCATTCCACCGCCACCGCGACCAGACAAAGGAACGACCGCTTCAGGGCCGCGCTCACCGATCAGTGCAAGCGTTGGCCCTGTCACGATTCCGCCGTCCGCGAGCATAGGGATCTCGGGAACTTCGAAGCCTTTACCACCAATTACTGGCACCCACGAAGGGATGTTGAAGGCAAGTTTGCCGACCGTACCATTCCAAAGTTTGGCGATGCCGTTGAAGAGTGTTTTGTAAATGTTGAAGATCGCTGTGAAGTAGGTGGTGAGTCCGTCAAAGACTGCTTTGCCGCCTTTGAGCATTCCTTGGAAGACGGTGTCTACTATCTTTCGGACAATGTCAAACTTGAAGTAGAGCGCGACAAGTGCGGCGATCAATACTGCAAGACCGAGAGTGATGAATCCGACCATTGCGATCTGAGCGGCGGTCAGACTCAATGCGAAGAGCGTATTGACAAGTGTGGCGATTCCGACTGCTGTGTTGAAGAGTAGGACTGCTGCCGATACTCCAGCGATCGCCCCAGCGATAATAAGAAGTGTCTTGGTGTTCTCTTGTGCCCATTCACCAAACTTGATTAGCACTGGGAGCACTGCTTCGAGGGCTGGAAGTAAAGCTGCGCCGATTGATTCTTTTGTCTCTGCAAAGGCAATCCCGAGACGCTTCATTCCACCTTCGGCAGTGGCGGCAGCTGCGGCAGATGCTCCACCGAAAGATCCGCCAAGGACATTGATGACATCGTCAAGAGATGCACCGTCTTTTATCATTGCTTTTATCTCTGGCGATAAGGCTTGTAGACCTTTCATGTTGCCGCCGTAAGCCTTTGCAAGAGCGTCCGAGACGGTCGCTAGGTCTTTGCCTGATCCTGCCGAGATGTCTTGTGCAAGTGCGAGAGCTTGGTTTGCTGTGGCAATGTCTTTAGTGCCGCGCACAAGTGAAGCCAGTGCCGGGCGAAGTTCAGAATCCGCGACTCCTGACGCAAGACTCATCTTTGAGATCATTTCTTCAGTTGCTTTGATCTGATCGTCCGAAGCTCCTGTCACATTCTCAAGGGCTAATGCGAGTTGTACCTGTTCGGCTTGATCTTCCATTGCCGCCTTGGTAGCACCTACAAGAGCGATCCCAATTCCTGCGATTGCGGCGGCAGCTGGAAGCGCTGCTTTTTTCATAATAAAAGATGCTTTGGCAGATGCGCCTTCTAGGTTTTGGAACTCTTTGATTGCCTTTTGGGTTCCCTTGGCATCAAACTCGGAGACGATTGGAAGGATAACGCCCATTACTGCACCTTGAGATTCTGTGTCATTGCGTCTGCCACTTTGTTCACGATAATTTCCATTTCTCGATCTAGTTCCGTTTTGTTTCTTTCGTAGGCAGGCCACATTACGCGCGAAGGGGATCCGTACTTGCTGGAAAGTGCCGCACCAAGAGATCCGGAGTCAGCCCAGTCAAAAACCTGTGCGGCTCCGCCAACCCACTTGACAACAAAAGTTGATAGGTTCACTTTTTGCCCTGCGTATTCTTTGACATTCTTTGTGTTGATTGATGCTTTGATTTGATGCGTATCAGGCCAAGGAAGAATCTGATAAGAGCCTTTTGTTGGCGTCCATGCTCGACCCATGCCACGAATAGAAGTGATGCCAATTCCCATTGGGATTGCAGCTTCGGCGTCATCAATTAGGGACATTGTTACGCGCTTGTAATCTTGAGTAATTGCGCGCCTAAGTTTTTTGTCTACTTTGTTGAGTTCTTTCAATGCGTTCTTGAGCCCGTAGACCTCAACTCTGGTATCTACTGCTCCGGGCATTACGACCTCTTTTTGTTTTGTTTTTCTAGCACTGCGACAATGGTACTAAGATCTCGCGTGTCGAAGGTGTCAGCGTAGAAAGTGGGAGCCCACCCTGTCGCGACTACAAGTTCGGCGAGTTGTCGCCTGTAGCCGCGTCCGTAGGGTTTGGGTCTGTTG